GGCGGGGGACGACGGTGAGCGGGGGGCTGCGGGAGGCGGTGGCGGAGTGGCTGACGAAGTACGACCGGCCGGATACGGGAGCACACTGAGCCGGACACCCCTGAGCCGGGACACGCTGACCGGAGGTCGTGATGGCTCGTCCGAAGATGACGTGTAAGTGCACGGGGGTGCCGTTGAAGGGCGGCGGCCGAGGCACGAAGATCATCAAGAAGGCGGTTGGGAAGAAGACCGCCGCGAAGAAAACCCCCGGGGTGAAAACGAAGAAGGCCCCGGCGAAGAAGGCGACCGCGAAACGTGCCCCGGCGAAGAAGGCTGCGGCGAAGAACAAGTCGAAGGGGGCGAAGTGCAAATGCACGAACGCTGGCCGGTGAACCAGTCGGTGCCGAACCCGGCGGTGGCGACCCAGTCGGTGCGGGTCATCGCGGTCCCAGAGCGGGACGGCTACCTGGTGGAGTGCTCCGAGTGCGGCCCCCTGGGGATCATGGCCGCCGGGATGCAGGCCACCTGCCGGGACCACCTCCGCAGTCACGGAGCGAAACTGTGACCGTCTTTAGGTGGACCTAAAGACATGATCACCTCCGGGATGGTGCGGTTCCACGACGGCCTCGCGCCCCTGATGCGCGGCATCGACGAGGTCCAGCAGCACCCCGACAACTACAACAACGGCGACCTCGACAAGATCATCGAGTCGGTGGAGATCAACGGCGTGTACCGGCCCATCTACGTCACGATGGACACCGACTACATCGTCGCCGGGAACCACCTGTGGGAAGCCTGCAAAACGTTGGGCGCCACCGAAATACCCGTCGTCGGCCTCGACATCGACAACGACACCGCGTACCGCATCATGGTCGCCGACAACCGGATCGCGGCCCTCGCCCGACCCGACGACGGCCTGCTGCTGCCCATCCTGCAACGCCTCGCCACCAGCGACAGCCTGCTGGGCACCGGGTACAGCGACGCCGACCTGTCCGCGCTGGAAGCAATCGCCCAGATCGCACCCGACCCCGACGGGTACGCCCAGTGGCCCACCATCTGCGTCCAGGTCCCCCCGCACGTCCGGCGCGGCTACTACCACCTGACCGAAGCGGCAGTCGGCGAACGGGAACGTTTCGAGTTGCTGCTGCGCCTGGCAGGGTGGGTGCCAACCATCGGCAACTACGACCGTGACGAAACAGACGAGGACTGACATGACCGCTGACCCCAGTGACGGCAACGTGGCCGCCGTCGACACCAGCGCCCAAGACCAGGTCATCGCCGACATAGCCGACAACTGGGAGGAAGCCCCACCCCCGGTGTCCGTGGCCGGACCCGGCCCCGAACCGGTCGGCCCCGCCACCTCCGTCACCCGAGGCACCCCCGGCACCTGGCTCCCCGAGGGCGCCGACCCGCCCGCCGACCTCACCGCGATCAACACCTACTACAACGGGGTGAACGCGATGAACCCCGCCCCCGGCCTGCCACCCAAGTTCTGGCGCGACGGCCAGTACGCCGTCCTCGCCGACAACATGGAAATCCACTACTCCGCGCCCTCCGCCGGGGCCTTCCCCGAATGGTTCGAGGGCCGCGCCCCCGACGCCCCCGCCACCGCGAACGCCGGGGCACCCGGAACCATCGACCCCTCCGGCCACGCCCCCGCCGAAGTCGCCGCCGACCTCACCGCCTACGGCACCGTAGCCTCACCAACCACAGCGTGGCTGACCGGCGAGCACGTCTCACTGTGGACCTCGGCCGCGTACTGGAACGGCACCACCTGGGTAGATGGACAAGCACCGTAACCAACCGAGAGGGACAGTCATGGCCGACAGCAAGAACCAGACCGACCAGCCCGAGAAGGACACCAGCGGCGACACCGCCAACGCCGGAGACGCCCAGCAGGGCACCATCGCCGACGCCGACACCAGCCAGACCGACGACGCGATCCGGCACACCGCCGAGGAACACCGCGACGACCCGCAGACCGTCGCCGAGAAGGGCAAGGGCAAGTCCGCAGCGAAGTAGCACGATCGGACAGCACGATCGGACAGCAAGACGGGAGAGGCATGACCGACCCGGTGCACGACGAACCCGACAGGCTCATCGACCGCTGGCGGCACCGCCACGACGATGACGACGATCGTGAGCCGGACCCCACCCTGGTCCGCCCCATCCCAGGTGACTCCCCGGAGGCACGGGACTTCCAGGACCTCATCAACGACCTGGACCCCAACGACCGGTTCAACCGATGACCTACGTCTGGGTCACCTGGCTGGCCGACGCGCTGCGCGCCGAAGGGTGCACCGTCAAAGAGGAGTCGGGCTGGAAGAACCGTGGCCGCCCCAGCAGCAGCGGGCAGTTCAAGCCCTACGCCGCTGGGGTGCACCACACCGCGTCCACCTCCTCCAACAGCAACCCGCACCCCACCCTCAACATGTGCATCAACGGACGGTCCGACCTGCCCGGGCCGCTCTGCCACGTCGTCATCTGCTACGACGGCACCTGCCACGTCATCGCCGCCGGACGCGCCAACCACGGCGGCGAATCCAACGGCAACGGCCCCCTGTACTCCGGTGACGCCAACGAACAGATGATCGGCTTCGAGGTCGACTACAACGGCACCCAGCCCATGAGCAGCAAGCAGTACGACGCCACCGTCCGGGCCAGCGCCGCCGTCGTCCGGCACTTCCAGCACGACCAGTCCTACACGCGCGGCCACAAGGAATGGTCCACCACCGGGAAGTGGGACCCGGGCGGCTACAGCATGGACAACATCAGGGCCGACGTGAAAGCACGCCTGGCCGGTGGCGGCGGAGGAGACGACGACATGCCCGAATACCTGTCCCTGTCCGGCCCGGGACTGACCGCCCGCGAAGGCGAATGGACGGCGGTGAAGTTCGCCACCGAGTCCTCCGACCAGGGTGAGGTGCACCCCGACGGGTACGCCTGGCTCAACCTCGAAGGCGCCAAGTACCACGCCCAGGTGCGGCTCAACGACTGCCAGCGGCCCAGCCCCGACGCCACCCTGCTGGTCCGCTGGGCGGAGTACGAGAAGGACTCCGGCGACTTCTCCTCCGCCCCCTCACCGATGGAGCACCTGCTGTCCACCGGCGGAACCGGCGTCCACGACGACGTGATCGACATGTGCACCGCCGGGCACCGGGTCCGCGCCGAGGTGCTGTCCCGGGGCGGCGACGTAGCCATCGGATCGGTGGGGTTGACCGCGATCTACTGGCGCTGAGCCCCCACGACCCTCACTGTGGGGGGTATGCCCCTACTGCGGGATCGGCCCACCGGCGATGTGCTGATCCTGCTGATCGCGTTCACCATCTGCACCACCGTGATGCTGTTCGCGGTGTTGCTGGTGGTGCTGTCGATCACCGAACCGGACAAGGAACTGCGGGCCGCGTTCCAAGCGGTCGCCAACGTCATCAACACCCTGATCGGGCTGATGGCCGGGTTCCTCGCCGGGCGCGCCACCCCGATCGGGCGGCGCAGGGACGACCAGTGAACCCGTTCCTGGCGGTCGGCGGCAGCATCGCGCTGACCGTCATGTCCGTCGCCGTCGCGATCGGCAGCGCCGACGAGATCGCGGCTACCGAAACAGCCACGACAACAACTCCCAGCCCGCCAGCCACGCCAACAGCGCCCCCACGAACAGGGCCAGGCACCACAGGTAGACCTGGCCCACCCGGTCCTCCGGGTCCCATAGGTTCACCAGGTCAGCGTGGCAGCACCGGAGCAACCGGACCGATCGGACCAGCCGGACCAGCCGGTCCCCCTGGAACCACGGTGACAGGAGCCGACGGTGAAAAAGGCGCCGAAGGACAACGAGGGCCGCGCGGCCAACGAGGACGGCGCGGCCGACAAGGACCAGAAGGACGAACAGGACCGCAAGGACCGGCGGGACCGGCTGGTCAACCGGGAGTTCCGGGACCCGCTGGTGTTCCCGGAACAACGGGACCCCCAGGACCGGCAGGACCGGCAGGGCCGCCGGGTCCGGCGGGAACAACTCTTGCGTGCCCGCCGGGGTTCACCCCCACGACGGTAGCCGTGCACCAGCGCGCCCCCGTCGACCGTGACCTCATCATCAACACCTGCGTACAGGACGGACAATGATGCACCCACAGACCGTTTTGATCGTGCTGCTCGTGATCCTGCTCGGCGTCATCCTGCTGCTGTTCGGGGTCGACTTCTCCGCCGACTAGGGCAATCTTTAGGTCGACCTAAAGATCGGACCGTCATGCAGACCGGTGACTGAGATGCAACAGCAGGACTCCTCCGACCCCACCGGCGTACGACACGTCGGTGGGGCGAACCCGGGCGCCCCGGCGCGCGCCCGCAACCGCAAGGCCAACGCCGCCGTCTCCATGCGGCTGGCCGGGGCCACCTGGAACGAGATCGCGTCCGCGCTCGGCTACCCCACGCCACGCCAAGCGCTGGTCGCCACCGAGAAAGCCCTCGAACGCAACCTCATCGAAGAAGACCGCAACAGCCTGCGCCGGCTCGCCGGGGCCAGGCTGGACCGGCTGCTCATGTCCGTGTGGCCCAAGGCGATCAACGGTGACCACCCCGAGCACCTGTACGCGGTCACCAAGGCCCGGGAACTGATCGACCGGCACGCGAAACTGTTCGGGCTCGACGCCCCCACCGAGATCGTGGTGCACAGCCCGACGCAGACCGAGTTGGAGTCGTGGGTGGCGTCCGTGGTGGCGCTGGGCATCCCCGCCGTCCAGGAGTACGACATCCTCGAAGGCGAGATCGTCGCCGCCGCCGACGACCCGGTCGCGGAACAGGCATGACGTTCCGTCTCGACCCCGACCGGTTCCCGAACCGCGCCAAGATGCAGTTCACCACCTCGGTGGCGATGCCCAGCCTGATCTACCAGGCGTGCGTCGCCACCGGTGTCGTGTCGTCGACCGTCTACTGCCAGCACGCGCTGATCGACGCGCTGGTCCGGGACCTCGGTCTCGACCGGGACCAGTTGATCGCCGACCTGCCCGCACCCCGGGGTCCCGGCGCCCACCTGTACTCCCCCGAGGACTGGGTCGCCCGCAGGCGCCCGATCACCGACGACCAGACCGGTGGGGTCTGGATGGTCGGCCCCGCCAACACCGTCGAAGATGTCAGGTGAGGATGAAACAGCAAGTGGGTACGCTGGTTGCATGGTCAAGGTCCGGTGGGAGGTCCGCTGCGCCGGTGGCTGCGGCACCGCGCTGCGAGTTGGCGCCCTCGCGCACAAGGCACACGGCACCCTGTGGTGCGGCCCATGCCTGACCAGCCACCAGGCAACCTGCCAGAAGACCTGGGCGCTTACCGCCTCTGGAAGCCAGACGCGCAGGCCCGCGCGCTAGAACTGCTGCACGAACGCAGCCAGTCCGTCTGGCGACCCTTCTACTGCCCCATCCCCACCTGCGACGGGCACCCGCACGCCGACTGGGAATGGGAACACGCCCGCCCCGACCAGCGCCCACCCACCTGGTCCGCCGACTGGCTGACCCTGCTGATGAGCGGCGGCCGAGGCTCCGGCAAGACCCGCACCGGCTCCGAGATCACCCACCGGGTCACCAAGGTCACCCCACGGCTGGCGCTGATCGCCCCCACCGGCCCCGACCTGCGCGACACGATGGTCGAAGGCGTGTCCGGGCTGCTCGCCACCTCCCCACCCGGCAAGCGCCCCGAGTGGGAGCCGTCGAAGAAGAAACTGACCTGGCCCAACGGCTGCATCGGCCAGGGATTCTCCGCCGAGGAACCCGACCGGCTCCGTGGCCCCCAGTTCGGCTTCGCCTGGGCCGACGAACCCGCCCACTACGACCTGGTCCAGAAGGTGTGGGACAACATGCTGTTCGGGCTGCGGATGGGCACCCGACCCAAGGTGGTCGCCACCTCCACCCCCAAGCCGGTGCGCTGGCTCAAGGACCTCATCGGTGACCCGCTGACCGTGGTGCACCGGGCGTCCACCTACGCGAACCTGGCGAACCTGGCCGACACCTTCAAGGAGGTCATCCTCAACCGGTACGAAGGGACCCGGTTGGGCCGCCAGGAGTTGCACGGCGAACTCCTCGAAGACATCGAGGGCGCGCTGTGGACCTGGGAGATGCTGCGCTGGGTCGAGACCGCCCCCCAACTGACCCGGATCGTGGTCGGGGTCGACCCGGCTGGTGGGCACAAGGCGTCCAACGACGAGACCGGCATCGTCACCGTCGGGATCGGTGCCGACAAGAACCTCTACGTCCTGTCCGACGTGTCCGGCCGGTACTCCCCCGCCGGGTGGGCGTCGAAGGCGAACAGCGAGTACGAGACGTTCCACGCCGACGCGATCGTGGCCGAGAAGAACTACGGCGGCGAGATGGTCAAGCACACCCTCGAATCGGTCGGCTACCAGGGCGCCCGGGTGGTGCTGGTCAACTCCCGGCGCGGCAAGGCGCTGCGAGCCGAACCGGTCGTCGCGCTGTACGAGAAGTCCCGGGTCTACCACGTCGGCCGCCGAGGGGACCTGACCGAGTTGGAGGAGGAGCAGACCACCTGGGTGCCCGGTGAGGGCGACTCCCCGAACCGGCTCGACGCGATGGTGCACGCCGCCACCGAACTCGCTAAGCAGGCCATGCCCGCCGCTATCGCCAACCCGAACACGCTGCTGCGGGAACGGCACCTCCACCTGGTCAGGGCCGCTGGGACCTAGTCTTTAGGTCAACCTAAAGATGGGCGGACCGAGTGGACCGGTTCGACGGACTGTCGCATTTCACCGTGGTCGCCGCTGTGCTGATCGGGGTTCTCTCGGTGGCCCGCACCGCGCGGCTGCTCACCTTCGACGACTTCCCGCCGATGATGTGGCTGCGGACGAAGTACCTGGTCGCGGTCGGCCCGGACGGGAAGTGGGCGCCACTGGCCCGTTGCCCGTTCTGTTTGTGCCCATATCTGAGCGTCGGGATGTTCGGCTGGGCGTGGCTGTCCGACCTGCACTGGACCTGGTGGGTGATCAACGGGGTGTGGGCCGCGTCGTATCTCGCCGCGTCGGTCGTGGCGTACGACGAGCCACCCGAGGGCTGACGGGTCTACATTTCGTGCATGGGTCGGGCGAGTGGACGCGCCCACGCCGGACCGACTGACATAGCGAATAGGCGGCGCGATGCCCCGGACGAGGAAACAGCCCCCGGACCCGGTGGTCATCCCAACGACCGCACTGGTCGCCTCCTCGACCCGATACCCGGGCAAGGCCGCGCGCATTTACCAGCCCCGGCAGGACTGGCAACGGGAGTGCTACCGGCACTACGCCATCTGCGGTGAGGCCCGGTTCGCCGCCCGGTTCTTCGGCCACGCCGTGTCCCGGGCGCTGCTCAAGACCGCTGTCATCGAGGTCGGGGTGGTCAAGGAGACCCCGGCCGGACCGGCCGCCGACGCCCTGGACATGCTGTTCAACGGGCAAGACGGCCAGACTCAGATGCTGGACGCGATCGGCGTCCACCTGACCATCGCCGGGGAGTGCTACCTGGTCGGCCGGTCGGTCGAGGGTGTCGACGTGTGGGAGATCGTCTCCATCATCGAGATGCAGGTCACCGGCACCTCGTGGATCATCTCCTACGGCGACGGTCTGCCCCCGGTGGAACTGTCCGAGTCCGACGTGGTCATCCGCATCTGGCTGCCCAGCCCCGCAAAGCGGATCGAGGCCGACTCACCGTTCCGGTCGCTGCTGCCCCTGCTCGGAGAGATCGAGTACCTCACCCGGCACGTCTTCGCCCAGATCACGTCCCGGCTCGCCGGGGCGGGCATCCTGCTGATGCCCCAGGGCATGAGTTTCCCGCCGCCGCCAGACGCCAACGGGGCCGCCCGGGAGACCGCGAACGACGCTGATGCGTTCATGCTCACTCTGGCTGATGCGATGCTCACCCCCATCCAGGACCCGGGTTCCCCGGCTGCGATGGTGCCAATCGTCGTCACCGCACCCGACGAGGCGATCGACAAGCCCCGGCTCTTGACCTTCTGGTCGGAGTTGGACTCGAACGCGATGGTGCTGCGCGACGAAGCGATCCGCCGGTTCGCGCTCGGCATGGACCTGCCGCCCGAGCAGGTGCTGGGCATGGCGAGCAACGGCGGCACCGGCGGCGGCAACTCGAACGGGGTCAGCCACTGGGGTGCGTGGCAGATCGAAGAAGCCACCATCAAGTTGCACATCGAGCCGATGCTCGACGTGATCGTCAACGCGCTGACGATGGGCTACCTGCGCCCCGCGCTCGGCGACGACACCGGCGCCCTGGTCGTCTACGACTCGTCGGCGCTGCGGCTGCGCCCGGACCGCTCCAAGGAAGCGATGGAGTTGTACGACCGGGGCCTCATCTCCGCCGAAGCCCTGCTCCGGGAGAACGGCTTCGACCTCGACGACATGCCAGCCGCCGAGGAGTTCAAGCGGTGGCTGCTGGTCAAGGTCGCCTCCGGCTCGTCCACCCCGGAACAGGTGCAGGCCGCGCTCGGGATGCTGGGGGTGAACCTGGGCACCCTCGTCGCCCAGGAGATTCCCCGGCAGGCCCCTCCACCCCCCTCCTTGGAGGACCACCCGAGTCGGCCGCGCACCCCACCCGCCGCCCTGGTCGCGGCCAGCGAAGCCCTCGTGTTCCGGGCGCTGGAACGGGCCGGGAACCGGATGCGCAACACCACCAGCCGACCACCCGGGGTGCCGGCTTTCGAGACGCACGTCTACGTCAAGCCCAACGGCAACTGTGAGCGGCTGCTGGAGGACGCCTGGTCGTGCGCACCCCAGGTGCTGGACGGGATCGCCGACGCGGAGACGGTGATCCCGGTCCTGGACTCCTACTGTCACGCCCTGCTCACCGAGCAGTCCGCCCACCGCCGAGACCGGTTGGTGAACTGGTTGCGGCTGGCCCAGGAGAACCCCGCATGAGGCTGACCATCGAGGCGTTCGCGGCCAAACGGCGCACCGACCAGGACTCGATGGAGAAGGACCTGTTCCCGCTGGTCCGGGAAGCCGTCGACCGGTTCCCCGCCCAGGGCTGGTACGACGACCTGCTGCGCGAAGCGACCCGCGCCTACCTGTCGGTGTTCCACAACGAGGGCGGCAAGGGCGACCCCCGCCCGTCCGGCGCCGAGTTCGCCGCCCAACTGCGGGAGGCGCTGGACAAGACCAAGGACCCCGACCACAACTCGGTCGACCGCATCTCGGTGTGGCTGGCGACCGCGATCCTCAACGCCGGAACCCAGTCGGCGGCGGCCACCGACGAGGAGTTCCTCCTCATGGAGTGGGTCACCATGCACGACCGGGACGTGCGGGAGGCGCACCGGTTCGCCGCCGGTCAGCAGCGCCCGCCCGGTGAGCCGTTCGACGTGGGCGGGTCGAAGATGCGCTACCCCGGCGACCCGTCCGCACCGATCGAGTTGTGGATCAACTGCCGGTGCACCCTGGCCCCGGTCCTGGCCGACGAGGCGACCGACTTCTCACGGGGGTCTGACGGTGTGATCGCCGCCGCCCCAGTCGACCAGGAAGCCAACACGGTAGTGGTGGCGCTGCCCAAGGTCGACGACCCGGTGCACGGCATCGGCGACGAGGACAAGCACGTCACCTTGTTGTGGCTCGGGAAAGGCCAGGAGTTTGACCGGCAGCCGGTGCACGACGCGGTCGCCGCCGTCGCCGAGATGATGACCCCGACGTTCCCCGCCGAGGTGTCCGGCACCGCCACCCTCGGCCCGGACCACGCCAAGGTGTGGCTGGTCGAGTCCGGCCTCATCCAAGCGATCCGGGACGTGCTGCTCACCGACGACGGGGTCGCCGGGCCGTTCGAGACGGCCGAGCAGACCCACCCGCACTTCGTCCCGCACGTCACCGCCACCTACGGCGACACCCCCGAGGGCATGGACGCCCTCAACGAGATCACCTTCGACCGACTCGCCGTGTGGGACGGTGAAGACCGGACCGAGTACCCCTTCCCGGGAGACGAGATGACCGACACGACCACCGAAGCCCCGACCGAAGCGCCGGTCGCCGCGTCCGGCCCGATCCCCTGGCACGGCGTGCTCGCCCCCGAAGGGGTGTGGTCCGGGGACAAGCGCCGGTTCGCCGAGGGCTCCCTGCGGTTCCGCGACCTGCCGCTGCCGCTGACCTGGCAGAAGCAGTCCGCAGAGGGCCACGGCGGATCGGTGGTGGTCGGCCGGATCGACACCATCGAGCGGGTCGACGGGATGATGCACGGCACCGGGGTGTNCCTGGACACCCCCGAGGCCGACGAGGTGATCGGGCTGGTCGCCGAGTTCGGCCGGTTCGGGGTGTCGGTCGACGCCGACGACGGCGAGTTCGACTTCGACGAGGGCGACGAGGACGGGGTCACGTTCACCTCCGCCCGCATCTGCTCCGCCGCGCTGGTGCCGATCCCCGCGTTCGCGGAGGCGTTCGTCTCCCTCGGGGAGCGCCCGTTCCCGCCCAAGGGCGACGCGCCCACCGGCGACATGCCGGAGTGCGACCCGGACGACCCCGACTGCCACGAGGAGCAGAAGGAGAAGGCCCCGCCGTTCAGCGTGCTCAACAGCACGATCATCCCGTTCGTGTCGGACAAGCCGTGGTCCGACTTCACCGCCGCCGACTACACCGACCAGCAGTGGAAGGCGGCGTGCGTGATGCACGTCTGCGACGGGATGGAGAAGTCCTGCCACAAGTTGCCGATCAAGGAGCCCGGTGGGGCGCTGAACCGCAACGGCGTGCACGCCGCAGCGGGCCGGTACAACCAGACCGAAGGGCCGCCCGAGGCGAAGGCCCGCGCGAAGTCGGCGCTGCGCGGCGCGTACAAGCAGTTGGGTGAGGAACCCCCGGAGGTCCTCAAGGCCGCCCTGGTGCTGCCCGAGCACTTCGGGCGCGGCCCCGGCTGGATCACCAACCCGGTCGAGACCAAGCGCATCCACGACTACTGGACCAAGCCCGGCCAGCCCGGCTACGCCAAGATCGGCTGGGGGTCGTCCGGCGACTTCAACCGGTGCCGGGTCCAGGTCGGGGAGGAGATCGGCGAGAACTCCCCCGACAAGTTGCGGTTCCTGAACCAGATTTGCGCGCAGTGGCACCACGACGCGCTCGGCATCTGGCCCGGACGCCCAGTCGCCGGGGACACCGTCGCGTTCGCCGATGGCGCCCCTGCACCGGCGATCAGCATGGTTGCCTCCGGCGGCTGGTGCGCACCCTCCGACTGGTTCAAGGACCCGGAACTGGCCGGGCTCACCCCGGTCACCGTCACCGACGAGGGCCGGGTGTTCGGTCACCTCGCCGGGTGGTCGACCTGCCACGTCGGGTTCGAGGACGTGTGCGTCGCCCCACCCATCTCCGAGTCGAACTACGCCTACTTCCTCACCGGGGAGACGGTCACCGCCGACGGCACCCGGGTCGCGGTCGGCAACATCACCCTCGGCGGCGGCCATGCCGGCCCGAGCCTGCGACCGAAGGCGGCGCTGGCGCACTACGACTCCACGTCGTCGGTGGTCGCGGACGTGACGGCCGGGGAGGACGCGCACGGCATCTGGCTGGCCGGTGCGGTCCGCCCCGGGCTGTCCGATGAGACGCTGGCCGCGCTGCGCGCCTCCGCCCCGTCCGGGGACTGGCGGCGGATCGGCGGCAGCATGGAGTTGATCGCCGCGCTCGCGGTCAACGTGCAGGGCTTCCCGGTCCCCCGGGTCGGCGTGCACGACGCGGTCCAGGTGGGTCTCGTCGCGGCCGGTGGGGTCGTGCCCGGCCCGGAGCCGCAGACCGTGTTCCAGGACCTGGTCGGCCAGGTCGAGAAGGAACTGTGGCAGCGGAACGCGCGACGAGCGAAGATGGCCGAGTTGGCCGCCCGAGTGAACGGAGCCTGACATGGGGTGCGGTTGCCAGGGCGCGAAGACGAAGCCGCTGAACTACGTCTACGTCAGCCCGCAGGGCAAGCGGATCATCTACAAGACCGAGGTGGAAGCCAGGGCCGCGCAGATCAGGGCCAACGGCGGCACCTACCAGGCGGTCCCCCGCTGATCTTTAGGTCGACCTAAAGACCGGCGGCGGCCACGGTGATCGCCGTGGTGTCCGCGAACGACCCGCTGGTGCTGGTGGCGGTGATGGTCGCCGCTCCCGGCCCGACCGCCGTCACCAGCCCAGCGGTGTCCACGGTGGCGACGGCCAGGTTGTCGCTGACGTAGGTCACCGTCTTGTCGGTGGCGTTGCTCGGGGCCACCGTCGGGACCAGTTGGACCGTCCCGGCCGGGCTGAGGGTGACCGTCGGCGGGTTCACGCTCAACCCGGTCACCGGCACGGTCGCGGACACGGTGACCACGCAGGCACCGACCGGGCCGCTGGTGCTGGTCGCGGTCACGTTCGTGGTGCCGATCGCCTTGGCGGTGACCGTGCCGATCGAGTCGACGGTGGCGATGGCCGGGTCGAGGGTGGCCCAGACCACGGTCCGGTTCGACGCCCACGCGGGGACCACGGTGGCGACCAGGCTGTGGGTGTCGTTGGGTGCCCCGACCCAGGCGTTCGGGGTGACCGTGACCCCGGTGACCTGGGACACCGCTTCCAGCGCGTCCAGCCGGGCGTCGAACGAGGTCTCGTCGCCGGTCAGCCGGGTCTTGGTCGCTTGCAGGTCGTTGTCGAGCCCGGTGATCGCCGCGTTCAGTTCCTCGCCCCACGGGGACTCACCAAGATCGGGCAGGTTCACGGCCATGAGCAACGCCCTCCGTAGGTGTCGATCGTAGTGTGCACCGATCAAGGCCGGGGAGTGCTGTACTGACTCCCTTAGTCGTCTCGGAGGGACCGCCATGCTGCTCAGGCCCACGCTCGCCGCGCTCGCTCTCGCATCGTCCGCCGCCGCCATTGCCCTGGTGATGTCACCGGGCGCGGCCACAGCGGACAAGCCGGGCTGTACCGGGGACCGGCACAAGTGCCCGACCGCGACCTCGACGGTGACTTCCACCGCCACCGTCACCGCGACGGTCACCGCCACCCCCGTCCCGGCGCCGACCGTGACCGTGCCCGGTGTCCCCGGACCGCAGGGACCCGCTGGCCCCGCAGGCCCGCAGGGTCCGGCCGGTCCCGCTGGCCCGGTGGTGNCCCCGCCGATCGCGGTGCCCGCCGGTTACCACGTCATCGTCGGCACCCGGGGACGGGACCGGCTGACCGGCACCGACGGCAAGGACGCCATCTTCGGTCTCGCCTCCCGTGACCGGCTCCGTGGCGGACGCGGAAACGACCTGCTGTTCGGTGGCCGAGGCAACGACGTGCTGCGCGGCGGACCCGGCAACGACGTGCTGCGCGGCCGGAGCGGGTTCGACACCTGCATCGGCGGGACCCGGGACCAGTTCCTGTCCTGCGAGCGGGTCATCATCCGCTAGGGAATCTGCGACTGTCCCAGCCACTGAGGGGTCCAACAGGAGTACGGTCTCCCCAGGTACATCACGGCGGCCTTGGGCCGGAGTGACTCGACTGCGCGTAGCGCGCCCACTCCCGGACCCCTGTAGGAGCCACCGTGGAAATCCTGACCAACCTCGGCGAACTGTCCGATGAGCGGCTGGCCGAGTACGTCGCAGCGCTGCGCGAGGCGTTCGACACGCTGATCGCCAACGAGGCGCCCACCGCCGAGCAGATCGACGAGGCCGAGCGGTACGCCGAGGCCGTCGAGACGGTCGCCGCCGAGCAGAGCAACCGCGCCGCCGCTGCGGAGGCCCTGTCCTCCCGGCACGCCGCGCTCCGCTCCCGGTTCACCCAGGACCAGGCCGAGGCCGAGACCGAGGCAGAGGTCATCGAGGCAGAGGTCGTCGAGACCGAGGTCGAGCCCGTCGCCGAGGAGGTCGCCCAGGTCGCCAGCGTGCGTGAACTGGCCCGGCGCACCCCCCGCCCGGTCGCTCCCCGCCCGGTCCGCGCCCCGGTGGCGATCACCGCCGCCGCCGACGTACCGGAGTTCGCCACCGGCACCGCGCTGGAGAGCATGGAACTGGTCGGCAAGGCGCTGGTCAACCGGATGCGCGGGTTCGGCATCCCGTCCGGTGACGGCACCACCGAGAGCCTCCAGCACTACGGCGTCGCCCAGTTCCGGCTGAACTTCCCGCCCGAACTGACGATCGACCGGCACTCCGACGACATGGAGGTGCTCTCCTACGCGGCCAAGGAGGCCCGGCTCCCGGGCAACTCGCTGACCGCCGCCGGTGGCTGGTGCGCACCGTCGGAGACGCTGTACGACCTGTGCGCCGGTGAGACCACCGAGGGCATCCTCTCGGTGCCCGAGGTCAACGTGGCCCGGGGCGGCATCAAGTACACGTCCGGCCCCGACTTCTCCACGATCTACACGAACACCGGGTTCTGCCAGACCGAGGCGCAGGCCATCGCCGGGACCGCGAAGCCGTGCTTCGAGGTGCCCTGCCCGACGTTCACCGAGGTCCGCCTCGACGTGTGCGGGCTGTGCATCAAGGCCCCGATCCTCACCAACGCCGCGTACCCGGAACTCGTACAGCGCTGGCTGTCCGGTTCGCTGATCGCCCACCAGCACAAGATGAACGCCAAGGTGATCGCGGCGATGGCCGCCGCCTCCGGGGCCGCCAAGGTGATCGCCGGGCTCGGCACCACCGCCGGTGACACCCTCGGTGGGCTCGAACTGATCGCGGACGGGCTGCGCCAGAAGTACCGGCTTTCCCAGAGCCACACCCTGGAGGTCGTCGTCCCGTTCTGGGTCAAGGGCGCGATCCGCTCGGACCTGTCGAACCGGATGGGCGTCGCCACCGAGGTCGTCACCGACCAGGTCATCACCGCGCACTTCGCGGCCCGCAACCTGTCCGTGACGTTCGTCTACGACTGGCAGGACATGGCGGCCCCGCCCGCCGTGGCCTACCCGACGACGTTCCAGGCGCTGATCTACCCGGCCGGGACCTTCATCAAGGGCACCTCCGACGTGATCAACCTCAACGCCGTCTACGACGCGGCGTCGCTGGCGACCAACGTCTACACCGCGCTGTTCTTCGAGGAAGGCGTCCTCGTCGCCAAGATGTGCTACGAGTCCGCCCTGGTCACGCTGCCCATCTGCAACGCCGGTCGCACGGGCACCGCCAACCTCGCGTGCGCCTGATCGGAACGGTAGGGGGCCGGTGAGCGCCCCGGCCCCCGCCGAACCGAAAGGAGGGGGCGCATGACGGAGATGCTGGTCCGGGCACCA